GGCCAACGCCGGCGTCGTCCAGGGCCGCGCGAACAACTCCCTGGCCCGGAACCGTCGCCCGGCCCGGTCGGTCAAGGCCGTCGTCTCCGCCGACTGGTGGTGGGGGCAGCAGCGTCGCGTCGGGGACCAGGTGCACGTCACCACCGACCACAACGTGATCGGCCGGCTCGACTTCACCAGCCGCGTCCTGAAGGTCTCCTGGAACCTCGCCACCTCGACCGTCGAGCTCGAGCTCGCAAACACGCTCGCCGAGGAAGGGCTCTGATGCCGGCACCCCGCGACTTCGCGCAGATCATCACCGAGCTCATCCGGCGTGTGGCGTTGCTCGAGCAGAAGGCGTCCCTGGCTGGTACCGGGCTCGCCCTGATCGACCTCGAGCAGATCATGCAGTCCGGGTCGATCACGATCCCGGACAACGGGCTCCTCCTCGTCGATGGCGGTGACGTGGTCCTGCTGAACGAGGACCTGGTCGAGGTACTCCGCTTCGGCGTCATGGAGCACGGCGACCGCGGCCTCGTTCTTCGACGCGCCGACGGCACCATTGCGCTGGAGATGCGCAAGCCCTTCGGCCCGTCGGACGAACAGCAGGTCTTCTTCATCCGGGACCGCACCGGCGCCCTGATCGGTGGGGATGCGCTGCTCTCCCCGACCGGGTTCGACGCCCCGCACCTCGAGCTGCGGTTCATCCCGGTCGACTACGCCAACAGCGACAACGCCCAGACCACCGCCAGTGCGACGTTCGCCCCCACGCATGAGCACCGCGGGTTCCGGCAGAACCCCGCCCTGCGACCCCTGTTCATGGTCCAGTGCTCCGACGCCACCACCGCGGCCGAGATCCAGGTGTGGGACGTGATCGGCGGCGCCTACCTGGGCGGGTTCCTGTCCCTCCCCCTGGTGCACACCATCGCCGTCCCGGCCGGGACGACCACGTGGACGGAAGTGTCCCTGCCCGTGGGTGAGGTGATGGCGTTGCCCGGGTCGATGTCGAACGACATGCACCTGCAGATCCACGCCCGCGTCACCGCCGGCACCGGGACGGTGACCGTCGCGCCCGTCCGCACGATCGCCACCGGCTTCTAGGAGGACCCCTTGTCGCTGCCTGTGATGCCTCCCACCCACACGTGGGTGCGCGGTGGCCCGATGCTGGCGCGTGCCGTCCGGGTGGCCATGTTCGAGGCCGACCGCACCGAGGTGTGGGTGTGGGACGAGGACACCGACACCGTGGTCACGGACCTGCTCGACCGTGACGGCAACCCGGTCACCACGGCTGTGGTCGAGGACGGCTGGGTCGACGGCATCGGCGTCCCGGTCGCGGTCAAGGTGGCGTCGTTCTCGGTCGGCGCGAACGGGCGCCGCTACGAGGCGCTGCCGGTGCAGTTCCTCCGGGACGCAGCTGCTGCCGCGGATTCGGCGGCCGCGTCAGCTGAGGCAGCCGCAGACTCCGCCGCCCTCGTCGGCGCCCCCGCTGACACGGCGATCGCGACCGCGGTGAACGCCTCGGGCAGCCAGACCCGGACAGCCCTTAATTCCACCTATGAGACGGGCACGGCCAAGGTCGTGCACGTCGCCTCGGGCGGCAACGACTCCCGCCCGGGCCTGACCGCCAGCACCGCGAAGGCCACCATCGCCGCAGCCCTCGCAGACATCGGCTCCGGCGGCGGAACAGTCCGCCTCGCCGTGGGCACCCACGCCGTCACCAGCGACCTCACCGTCCCCGACAACGTCGTGATACAAGGCGCCGGACCGCAGTCCACGAAGATCACCTTCGCCGGGTGCACCATGCTGGTCCAGCAGGTGACGAAGTGGACCCTGCGCGACCTGTCCGTCTCCCGCACCGGCACCGCCGGTCCGGCCATCACCATCAAGGCCGGCGCGACCAACGGGGCACCCCGCTGGTACATGGACAATGTCCACGTCACCGGATCGACCGGTACCGGCATCCGCATCGAGGACTGCTGGGTCGGGACGATGGTCAACCCCATCGTGCAGGGGTGCGTCAAGGGCATCGAGATCGTGGCCGGGCCACTCTTCTCCACCGGCATGAACTCCATCACGCTCGTCGGCGGGGAGATCCAGAACAACAGCAGCGTCGGCCTCATGGTGGACACCGCCAAGCAGGTCAACATCCTCGGCACAGCCATCGAGGGCAACGCCGTCGGCCTCGGGATCGGCGCCTCAGTCGAGGCGCTCAACATCCAGGGCTACTTCGAGGGCAACACCGGCGGCCACATCGTGGGTGTGGCAGGTGCGTCCACCGCCGGCAACGCGCAAGCCATCACCGTGCAGGCTGGCTCGTACTTCCTCAAGGGCACCGGCGGCCCGGACGGTGCGATCAACCTCGGCCGTGTCCGCTGGTTCAACGTCGAGGACGGCGTCTCGTTCCGCGGCTACTCCGGCAACACCACCCCACTGATCACGGTCGCCGACGTCGGCGACTCCGTCCGGGCACGCGGGTACGTCGGCCTCATCCGCACGGACGCCCCGGTGGCGCAGGTGCTCTCCAACGGGTGCTACTACTTCGGCCGCAAGTCCACCCGGGCCATGTACCTCAACGCCGCGCTGCCTGCTGGTGTCACCACCACGCTCGCCGTCCCGTGGGGGAAGGCCACCGACGAGAAGGTCTACGTCTCCAGCCGCACCCGGGTCGTGCTGCACGTCCAGTTGCCCGCGACCGCCGGCAACATGGTGCTCTCCGTCCGAGGCCGCAGCGCGGCCGGCACCACGGTCGGCACGCAGAAGAACCTGACGTTGGCTGCGACCGTCGGCTACAACCGGCTCGTACTGGAGTCCGACCCTGGGACGTGGGGTGAGGACATCGCCTACGTCGAGGTGCTGCGCACAGGTGGTGGGTCCGATACGGCGGGTTCTGCGACCCTCCTCGGCGTCGACCTGGTCACCTTCGAGAACCCCGCCGTCTTCACCACGTAGCCCGTAACTGCCGGTTATCACCCACCTGTCAGAGCCCGCGCGTAGCGTCACCCGGGTCAGAAATGAGGCGGTCCCCACCAGCGCTGCAACGCTGACGGGGACCTTGCCGCCTCACCAGCTGCTATCTGGGAGACGACCGTGCACAACGCTACCCTGACCCTGTCCGCCAGCCCGACGATGACTCGGGCGGAGATGGCCGCCGCCGGGTACCTTGCCCGCTACTCCGGCGCCACCTTCACGGCATACGCCCTCGACCTTCGGCTGTTCTTCGCCTGGTGTGCAGAGCATCAGCTGGACCCGCTGACGGTGGGGCGCCCACACCTCGAGCTGTATGGCCGCCACCTCGAGACCGACCGCGGCAACTGCCCAGCCACCGTGCACCGTCGGCTGACCGTTCTCCGCGGGTTCTTCCGGCTGGCCGCGATCGACCGCTACGTCGACATCAACCCGGCCGAGCACCTGCGCCTGCCCCGCCTGTTCAAGGACGAGACGAAGACCCTCGGCCTGGACCGGATGGAGCTCGGCGCGATCGTCCAGGCCGCGCGCGCGTCGTCTCCCCGCGACGCGGCACTGGTCACCCTCCTCGGCCTCCTCGGACTGCGCGTGTCAGAGGCATGCGCAGTCGACATCGAGCACACCCATGGTGAGGTCCGCGGCCACCGCACCCTCACCGTGACCGGGAAGGGTGGCAAGCCGGCCACTATCCCCCTGCCGATCCCCGTGGCGCGGACCCTCGACGTCGCCGCCGGCGACCGCACGACCGGACCGCTGCTCCTCCGTCCCGACGGGCACCGGATGGACCGGCGCGCAGCCGACCGGGTCGTCAAGCGCATGGCCAAGGCCGCCGGCATCGACAAGCCGATCAGCCCACACTCGCTGCGGCACGCGTTCGTCACCAACTGTCTCGACGCCGGTGTGCCGCTGCGAGACGTGCAGATCGCCGCCCGCCACTCCGACCCGCGGATGACCGCCAGGTACGACCGAGCCCGAGGAAACCTCGACCGGCACGGCAACTACATCCTCGCCGCCTACATCGCCGGAGCCGCCTGACGGCGGCCGCAGCGCACCCCACCGAAGGAGCCCCATGTCCCGGAGCAGGTTGGACCACAAGGGCTACGGCCTCCTTCTGTGCGCGATCGTGTGGGGCCTCATCGGCCGCGGCGTGTTCCAAGGCGTCAGCAACCGACCGAACTCGGCCATCCACCTCCTCATCCCGACCGAGATCCGGGGGTGGATGTGGCTCGCCCCAGCCCTCCTCGCGCTCGCGGCCGCGTTCGTACCCGGGCTGCGCAGCTGGGCGTTCGTGTCGTTGAACGCGATGCCGCTGGTGCAGGTCTTCTCGTACCTGTGGGCGTGGCTGATGGCGGTCGTCCCGGGCCCACCGCCGGGGTATGCCGAGGGCTGGTACAGCGCCGCCTTCCACATCGCCCTGATCGGGGTCGTGCTGTACGTCGCGTCCGAACGGCAGGACACCACGGTGCAGGACCTCCACGACCTGCTCCGGGACACGGGAGGCAAGCCAGATGGCCTCAGCTGAGCTGATCACGGCTGCAGGGGCCGTCGTCGTCTCAGCGGTGACCGCCGCCGGCCTGTACCTCACGAAGCGGCTCGAGCGCCGCGGCGCCGCGGAGAGCGCCGGTGTCACCAACGGGGCGCAGCAGCTGATCGCCGCTGTCGCCGAGTGGAAAGAGCTCACAGCCGACGCCCGAGCCGCGGCACGGCAGGCGCAGGAGGACGCGGCCGCGGCTGACCGGCGAGCCGAGGAAGCGCACCACGAGGCCGCCCGGGCCACCGGGAAGGTCACCGAGCTCTACCGCCACTCCCGGGAGCAGGACCGCCGCCTGAACGCCCTCCGCAGCGTCGTCCACGCCTGGTCGGAGTGGGGCCGGAACCTGCACGACCAGTGGGAGACGATCCGCCGCGAGTCCGCCCCACCACCACTGCCCAGCTACGACCCCGCCGACCTCGACTGACCGCGTGAACCGCAGCATCGCCGCCCTGCGGCTGCTCCGCGGCGCGCTCGCAGCCCGTGCCATGGCTGCGCAGGCCATCGGCCGCAGCGAGGCAGCCCAAGCGTTCTGGTCCGTCCACTCGGACGTGACAGCCCTCATCACCCAGCTGGAGAAGCGGAGGCGCCAGTGAGCACCGAGCAGCCCTTCCCCGACGTCGACGAGCCGGAGGTCCTCGACCCGGCCGACCTGCCGGACGACGTCGACGACTTCGACCCGTGCGAGGACGTCGACCCGGACGCCGTGACCGCGTTCGGGCTCGTCGGCCCCGGTCAGCACCCGGCCACGTGGATCGAGCGGCAGTTCAAGGAGTGGGGCGTGAAGTACCGGGTCGTCGCCGGGTGGCAGACCCGCGGCCGCCCACCGTCCTCGGGCGGGTTCAACCCCAAGGGCGTCCTGATCCACCACACCGGGTCGACGAGCTCGGCGACGAACCCGAACGGTGCACTGCGCACCGTCACCGACGGCCGGTCGGACCTGCCCGGCCCGCTGTGCCAGGTCAGCACCGGCTATGACGGCGTCACCACGATCGTCGCTGCCGGTCGCGCCAACCACGCCGGCCGCATGAAGGCCTTGGGCAAGATCCCCGCCGGCGACGGCAACACCCAGCTGATCGGCAACGAGGTCCAGACCAGCGGCACCCAACAGATGCCCAAGGCCCAGTACGACGCCGTGATCCGTTCCACCGCGGCCATCCTCGACGCCCCCGAGATGGGCGGCGCGACCGTGGCCGAGCTCGGCCTGCACGCCACCACCAGCTACGAGGGCAAGTGGGACCTCGGCGCCGGCAACGGCAAGTCCGGCGTGCCCTACTCCCTCACCACCATCCGCAACGACGTGGCCGCACTCCTCAAGGCCGGCCCGAACTCCAAGGAGGACGACATGCCCCTCACCGACGACGACGCCAAGCTGATCCTGACAGGCGCGGCGGTCATGAAGAACCCATTCGCCACCAACCCGGACACCGCCCCCCGGGTCGCCGCGTCCTACGTGCTCGAGCAGACCGCCGCCAAGGCCGCGGCCGCAGCCGCCCAGGCCATCGTCGCCAGCCGCGACATCGTCGCGGTCGCGAAGGCCGTCGCCGAGGTCAAGGCACAGGTCGCCAAGATCGCACCCGCCCAGCCAACCGTCGTCACCGACGAGCAGCTCGAGCGCGTCCTCCGCAAGGTCATCGGCTCCGTCGACTCCTGACCCCTCCCCCTCCCGTCCACTTCCACCGGAAGGAGCACACCCGTGCCCACCACCGAACCCACCCAGGTCAAGCGCCCATGGCGCACCACCCTCCGCACCACCCTGCAAACGGCCGTCGCCGCCGTCATCGTCCTGGGTGTCGTCGTCCCCGAGGTCGTGAAGATCGTCCTCGAGGAGACCGGCCAGGCCATGCCCGAACGGATCCGCGTCATCCTCCTCGCCGCCTCCGCAGCCGTCGTCGCGCTCGCGGCGATCGTGACGCGGGTGATGGCCATCCGTCAGGTCGAGGAGTTCCTGCGCCGGCGAGCCCCGAGCGTCGCTGCCGAGCCGCCGCCTCCGGTGCAGATCTGGGACCCCGACTCGCACTGATGCCGTCGACGGCGACGGACCGGCTGCTGCTCGCCTTCTTCCTCGCGCTGCTCGACGTCGGGCTGCGCCTCATCCACCTCGGCAACCGATTCCGCAAGGAGACCTGAACCATGGCGATCCGTCCGTCTACCGCTGCCCGTAACGCGATGGTCAACGCCGTCACGGCGTTGATCGACGCCGATGCTGGCGCCGGCACCCTGAAGATCTTCACCGGCTCGCAGCCGGCCAACGGTGATGCCGCCGAGACCGGGACGCTGCTGGCGACCGTGAACCTGACGGATCCCTCGTTCGGTGCTGCGTCGTCCGGGACCGCAAACGCCGGTGACCCGCCCGCTGTGACGGGTGTCGCCGCCGGCACTGCCGGCTGGTTCCGCATCGAGGACGCCTCGGGCGACAACGTCTACGACGGGTCCGTGACCGCGACCGGTGGTGGTGGTGACCTGCAGCTGGCCACGACCACGATCAGCGTTGGTGTCCAGGTCGACATTACCGCGCTGTCCCTGTCCGCGCCCGCCTGACCTCGTGGGGATCAAGCACAAGGTCGGCGCCGGCGTCCCCACCACCGCCGGGTCGGGGAAGGTCGGCGGGGACGTCACGGACGGGTGGCGGGCCGACCACGACCACGTCCCGTTCTCCATCGAGATGATCCTGGGCCAGAACGCGGCGCTCACGCCCGCGGCCGCATCCGCCGCGGTGGGCACCGAGCTGCACGCCACCGCGAAGTCGACGCGGAACAAGCTCGACCTGTCGCAGGCGACGCAGGCCCGACTGGTGGTCGGGGTGATCGCGACCGGCAACGCGACCGGTGCGGCGTACAAGGTACAGTACGCGACCGCGGAGAACGCCACCTGGGCCTCGAGCACCGGGGTGGCCGACATGGGTGTCTCCTGCGTTGTCGGAGCCACGGGTGGCGGTGCGGGTGTGATCCACGACAGCGGCTGGCAGAACATCGCGGCCGGGGCGAAGATCAACGACTGCTACATCGCCCTGGTCGTCGGGGTCGCCCTCGGAACCACCCCGCCCACGGTTGGCTTCGCCACGCTCTACTTCCGGTAGGGGGTGAACCGCTGTGCCGGTCGGACCACAGCTCGATGCCTCCACCCCGGCGCTGGCCAGCCACCTCCAGGGCGTCTCCACCGCGCTGAGCACGAGCTCGTTCACCGCGCCAGCGAACGCCCTCCTGGTGGCGTTCTGCATGATGGACACCAGCAGCGGTGTGACCACCGAGGTCGGCACCGTCACCGACTCCGGTGGCCTCACCTGGACCCGCCGGGCACGCAAGGGCCTGGTCTCCACCTCCGACGAGGGTGCCGGCACGAACAGCCTCGTCGAGGTGTGGTGGGCCGTCACCAGCACCGCGGCCGCGCGCACGGTCACCCTGACCCAGTCGGGGTCCAAGGCCAAGTCGATCGCAGTGAAGGTCTTCACCGCAGACGGTGGAGCTCCCAGCGTCGGCGGGTACAAGGTCGCGTTCTCCGCGTCCGGCATCCCGTCGGCGACCCTGACGACGAACGCCCGCAACTCGTGGGTGTGGGCGTGCGCCTCGGACTGGTCCGCCCAGGGCGCGGGCACCATGGGCGCCGGGCAGACCCGAACCGACCTCCACGACGCCACCGGCCTCTACACGGGCCGCGTGTGGAAGCAGGACGCGCTCACCGCCGAGCCCGGCTCGGTCACCATGAACATGACCGGCCCGTCCGGTCAGAACTTCAACATGGTCGCGGTCGAGATCAAGGACAACCCGGCCGCGGCCCCGACCACGGGCGATGTCTTCGACGAGACCGTGTTCGACTCCACGGTGTTCGACACCCCAGACGGTGGATCCTCCGTCACCGGCGCCGGCGCAACTGTCCTACCCGCGCTGACTGGCGCCGGTGCGGGGACGGCCACGACGACCGGGACGGCCGTGGCGACCCTGCCCGGCCTCACCGGTGCGGGTGCGGCCCAAGTCCGCACGACCGGGACGGCCGCGGCGACCCTGCCCGGCCTCGTTGGGGCTGGCGTGGCCGCTGTCAAGACGACCGCTACGGGCTCCGGCAGCCTCCCTGGACTCACGGGGTTCGGGGCTGGGCAGTTGGCCGCCTCCGGCTCGTCGACGGGCTCCCTGCAGCCCCTGGCGGGTGCCGGCGCCGGCCAGGTCCGTCTCACCGGGACTGGCAGCGGTGAGCTGCCTGGGCTGACCGGGTCCGGCGCGGCCGCCGTCGCCACCGCCGGGACAGGCTCCGGCACCCTGCTCTCCCTCGGCGGCGCCGGCACGGGCCAGGTCCGGACCGGTGGCGCAGGTGCGGGCATCCTGCCGAACCTGACGGGGTCCGGCGGCGGCCTCGTGGGGTCCGCCGGCAACGCCGGCAGCGGCACCCACACCCTGCCGCAGCTGGTCGGCGCTGGTACCGGGCAGGCCCGGACCGCAGGGGCGTCCGTCGCGAACCTCCCCCCGCTCGCTGGTGCCGGCGCGGCGACTCTCCGGGCGCCCGGGTCGGGCGCGGGACTCCTGACGGCCTTGAGCGGCGCCGGTGCCGGCGAGACCAGAACCGACGGGTCTGGCGCCGGGGTCCTGGCACCGCTGCTGGGTGCGGGTGCGGGCCTCGTGGGTGGCGACGTCGGCGACCCGGTCGACGACCCGCAGCTCGTCCTCGTCGAGGCGACGTCCCGTCTGACCCTGCTCGAGCAGCCTGCACCGGTCCTCGACCTGGCCGAGGCGGTTCCGCCGCGGCTGACCCTCACGATCCCCTCGAGCCGATTGGAGCTCACGTGATGCAGGAGTTCACCGTCGGTGACACCGAGCCCGCCCTGACCGGCACGGTCAACGCGAACCTGACCGGCGCGACCGTCGAGCTGCACCTCCTCAAGCCTGACGGCACCACCGCCCTGACCCGCGACACCGGCAACGGCCTCGCGGTGACCGCCGCGGCAACGGGTGCCTGGGCGTACACGTGGTCCGCTGGCGACCTCGACGTCGACGGGCTGTGGTCCGTAGAGCTCGAGGCGCTCTGGGCCGGCGGCCGCCGGCAGACGTTCGCCCGCGACGCCGAGGGCCACTCGGTGCAGTTCAAGGTGCGCCGGCAGTACGCGTGAGCGACAGCGACGTCGACACCCCACCCACCGGAGACGAGGCCTGGCGCTGCCAGGTGTGTCGGGCCTGGTTCGTCGTGCCCGTGCTGGCACGCGACTGCGAGACCACCCACCAACGTGGACAAGGGACCAGGAGGTGATGACCATGACCAGCGCGATATGGGGTTGGGGAGGGGTCGCGTGACCCCGATGCTGCCTGCCCGGTTCTGGGCGAAGGTCCGCCAGGACGGTGACTGCTGGCTGTGGACGGCCGCGAAGACCCGCGACGGGTACGGGATCTTCCTACTCAACGGGAAGACCAACAGCACCGTCCACCGGCTCACGTTCGAGGAGCTCCGCGGCGAGATCCCTGTCGGGCTGGTGATCGACCACCTGTGCCGCACCCGCGCGTGCGTGAACCCGTGGCACATGGAGCCGGTGACCAACCAGAAGAACACCGAGCGTGGCCTGGTGTCGGCGACCAACAGCCGGCGCAACGCCAACGGCAACCGGTGCCGTGCCGGCCTTCACGACTGGACTGAGGGCAACATCCTCGTCGAGCCCAGCGGGAAGCGGCGGTGTCGCCCCTGTCGTCGGGCGTACCGCCGGACCGGCAGGTAGCCCCGCCACGAAGCGGTCCCCGTCACCCATCCCGGGTGACGGGGACCGCTTCGTCATGCTCTCAGCGGGTCCAGTTGTCGGTTCGGTCCCGCCGTTGGCGGATCTGCTCGGGTGCGCAGCCGGTGAGGCGGCGCTGGAGGCGGACGGAGCGGATCACCAGCCAGTCCCGGAGGCGGAGCAGCGCGCTCACCCCGACATCTCGGTGAAGACCGGGAGGTAGGAGCGCAACGGGTGCATCTTGCCGTCGGTCCAGTTCCGCGCCGCGCTCATCAGCGTCTTGCCGCTCGCCAGCTCGACGTGCGAGTGCAGCCGGTGGCTGTACTGGATCTGCCCGTTCCTCAGCTCGACGAGGTCACTCAGCTTCGCGGCCTGCGGCGCCTTGATCCGACCCTGCCAGCCCTGGAACACGGCGTCCCCGGTCGGGTCGATCCACACGACGGCGAGGCGGTTGTAGCCGGTGTAGCGGAAACCCCACTCGGCCTTCGGGTCCTTCGCGGTCTCCTCGGCGGCAATCCAGATCAGATTCTCTTCACCGTGCCGGAACGCCGCCTCGATCCAGTAGTACTTCGCGCCGTCGTTGGGGAGCAACTGGGCGCCGCCGTTGCTGACGTGCAGGCATCCTCCGTCCTGCACCACCGCGGTCGAGTGCACGAACCGCCCTGTCGAGAAGGTGTCACCCCACAGCCACACGGTCCGGCCGTCGTTGAGGGGGACGCTGATGCCCACGTCGGCAGCACCCCACTCGCGGTCGTCGAGGTTGGCGAACGCGCGCTGGTACCCCTTCGCCGTGTCGGGGGCGGGCTTGCTGCAGCGCTCGGTCTGCACCATGGGTGCGGAGACGGCGGGGAGGTCGACCGGGACCTCGCGCGCCTCAGCAGGCTGCGCGTAGCCTGCGATCAGACCGGCGAGGAGCATCAGCTGCAGCCCCCAGGCGGCCACCCTTGGCCAACGTGCGGACGTTTTCGACATACGTCAGAGCGTATGCCGGAAAACCTCGCACGTCTAGTAGTCTGGGGTGGTGAACCCCTCCCGCACTCGCCGTCGGGCCGGCATCTACGTCCGGATCAGCCTGGACCCCTCCGGTAAGCGCCTCGGCGTGACCCGCCAGACGAAGGCCTGCAAGACCCGCGCCGCCGACCTCGGCTGGACCGTGCACAAGGTCTACGAGGACAACGACACCTCCGCCTCAACCGGGAAGCCACGCCCCAGCTACCAGGAGATGCTGGACGACCTCGAGACCGGCGTCATCGACGCCGTGATCGTGTGGGACCTCGACCGGCTGACCCGTCGCCCCATCGAGATCGAGCACTTCATCGACCTCGCCGACCGGCGCGGCATCGCGCTCGCGTCGATCGGTGGCGACGTCGACCTGGCCACGGACAACGGCCGCCTGTTCGCCCGCATCAAGGGCGCGGTCGCCCGCTCGGAGATCGAGCGGAAGTCGGCCCGGCAGAAGGAGGCCAGCGACCAGCGCGCCGAACAGGGGCGCCCCCACGTCGGCCGGCGCGCGTTCGGGTACACCGCCGACGGCACCGCCACCGTCCCGGCTGAGGCCGCGCACGTCCAGGAGGCCGCAGCCCGACTCCTCGCCGGCGAGTCGATCCACGCGATCCGCGCCCACCTCAACAAGGCCGGGGCCCGCACGACCGCCGGGAACCTGTGGGCCAGCACCGAGGTGCGGCGCATGCTCCACAACCCCCGGTATGCCGCGATCCGGGTCCACCGCGGCGCCCAGATCGGCCCTGGCACGTGGCCGGCCATCCTCGACGTCGACACCCACCGCGCGATCTGCGCCCTCCTCGACGACCCGGACCGCCGCGCCCCCGGCCGCCCCCAATCATCCCTCCTGACCAGCATCGCCACCTGCGGCGTCTGCGGCGGGCCCGTCTACGCCACCAGGTCCGGCGACCGCCCCCGCATGTACTACTGCAAGAGCCGAGCGCACATCTCCCGCGGCGCGGACCAGCTGGACGACTACGTCACCAGTGTCCTCTGGGCCCGCCTCGAGGAGCACGCCGACGAGCTCACCACCCCCGGACCGAACCGGGACCGTGTCCGCACCCTCCGCGCCACGGAGAAGCAGCTCCGGGCCCGCCTCGACGGCCTCGCGGAGGCCTTCGCCGCCGGCGACGTCGACGAGCTGCAACTGCGTGCCGGATCCAAGAGGGCCCGGGCCGAGCTCGAACAGGTCATCACCGAGCTCGCCGCCGCCCGCCGCCGCCCCGCCCTGGACCGCCTCCTCGCCGCCGACAACGTCGCCGACGAGTGGGAGCACATGTCCCTCGACGCGCGCCGCGCAGCACTCCAGGACGTGATGACGGTCAGCCTGCTGTCCCCCGGCCGCGGCGCTCGCGTGTTCCGCCCGGAGACGGTGCGGATCGGGTGGCGGGCCGGGTCAGCGGGCTGAGCGTTCCGCGAGGTCGGCGAGCATGCTCCGGGCCTCGCGGGGCAGGCGCCGCCACACCCGCCAGATGCGTGCCATGTCCTCGTCGAGGTCGCGCTCGACCCGGCCGCCGGCGACGACGCGCCGGCAGGTGCCTGCGCGCCACCCGAGGGTGATCTCCACCCCGGCGAGGGTGGCCTCGAGGTAGTTGTCCCGTCGCCCGGCCTCGAGGTCGTCGAGCACGCGGGCGCTGACGCCGGACGCCTGCGCGAACTCCTCCCGGTTGCGCCAGTGCCGGGCGCGGTCGTGGAGGATGAGTCGGCCGAGGCGCTCCCAGCCGTCGACGTCCACGTCCGTGATGGTGGCGGGCCATCCTCGGCCCGGGTGGAGAACACCGCGCGTTGCGCTCCGTTGCGCTCTCGTGGCGCGTCTGAGCGCATCGTCAGGCATCCGCCGTGGTGCGGATCCGTTTCGTCTCCACCAGCTTGGCCGGCCCCACCCGCCGGGCCAGCTCGGTGCGGCCGCCGGCGGGCCGCAGCTGCGAGACCGGTCGCGAGTTGGCCTCGACCATCTGGTCTCGCCGGCCGGCCTGGTAGCCGAGCTCGTAGGCCTTGCCGATCGGCCGTTGGTGCCCTTGCATCATCAGCCACGCAGTGCAGCAAATCGCGACGGCGGCGGCGAACCGGCTCAGCCCGTCGTCGTACCCCTCGGGGATGCACCCTAGGATGTCGCTGCCCGCGGTCAACCACCCCACGCTTGCGAGCCCCTCAACAACTCGACGCTTCCACACTGAAGCCACCCCTGACCTTCCCCTGCCCCGTCCTGGATATCGCAGGCGAAAGATAACCCGGCAATCCGCGCGTACCAGAAGAACTAGGACCTTACTGGACGGTAATGGCCCGAAATGACTAGCCCGTCCGGGACTCCTGGGCCGCGTCGGCGTCCGTCACAGCACCGGCCTCACCGCGTCGGGTTCGCTCGATGGCCGCATCGAGCTCAGCGACCTCGGAAGGCTTCAGCGTGCCGCGCAACTCCCTGGCCGCCAAGTGCTGGGCTTCCTCCTCAGCCAGTGCGAACAGAGCCGAGGCCGGCATTTGCAGGACAGCAGCCACCTTCACGACCTCGTCGACGGGAATGCTGCGCTCGGCGGCTACGAAGTAGCGTCGGAACGTCCTATCGGTGATGCCCGACCGACGCTGAATCTCCTTGTGGGTCAGGCCTTGCCGACGCGCCTCGTTCTGGATCACGAGGCCGAGAGCGCGCTCAAGAGTTGATGTGCCGGTGGTGTTCACGCGGTCCACTTTAGGACCGAACCGGACCATCCCCGCATCGGTAGTCCTACTCATTTCGGTCAGGGCTGTTGACGAGTGGCCCGTATGGACCTAATGTGGCCCACATGGTCCACATGACAACCTCCACCCGACTCGCTGAAGTCGTGGCAGCAGAGATCAACGCTGCGGGGCTGAGCCTACGGGAGGCAGCCGAGCGGACCGGCATTGCCCGCACCACCCTCACCCGGCGCCAGCGTCTCGGCGACTACACCGTCCTCGAGCTGGAACTGATCGCCGGCCTCCTCGGTACCACCGTGGTCTCCCTGCTCCAGGCAGCCGAGGCCGCCGCATGAGCGCCGTCCAGCCCACCCGGCCCGGCTGGCGCTCGCGGATGGCCGAGAAGCACGGCCAGGCCTTCGTCGACGCGGCCGTCCAGGTCGCCTCGACCGCACCACCTCTGACACCCGACCAGCTGCGCCGCCTCCGCGGCCTGTTCGCGACCGCCTCCGCGGTGCCGGACAGGAGCAGCGCCTAGACGGCCGGTGAGGCCTCGCCCTCCGCCCTTCCCCCGGGGCGTGTATGGGCAGCGCAGAGGTCTCACCGGCTCGCTTCCCGACCCGTGCCTGCAGGCGCTTCCCCCGGCGCCGAGGTTCCCCCGCCGAGCGGCACGGGTCGGGGAGCACCACTCCTTCCCAACCTTCACGCCGAGCAAGAACGGGAACACGATGAGCACCACCACATCCGCAGCGGTCGCCACGGCGACGCGCATCCGAGACGCGGTCTCGGCGTTGACCACCGAGCTGGTTCGCGCCGAGATCACGCCGATGTCGATCACGGTCTTCGCCCACCAGGGCAGCGCACCTCTGCTCCTGCAGCTGGCCGTCAGCACCCAACAGGACATGAACGCGTGCCGGCGACTCTTCGGCATGATCCCGGCCAGCGTCCGCTTCACCTTCACCAGCGCCGACGGCACACTTCTCGACTCGTTCGACACCCGGCTCCCGGGCCATGGCGACTTGATCGTCCGCGGCCCGCAGCCGCGCCCGTTCCGACTCGTCCGCCGCGGCAAGGCCTGGCACGTCACCGAAGGCCGCGACACCGGGTCGTTCTACGGGCCCGACGTCTCCCTGTTCCGTTCGTGGGACGCCGCGGTCGCCTACCTGGTCCGCCGCGGCTACGACACCACGACGGTCGAGTCCGCGCAGTCCTCGTCGGCGGTGTCGTGATGGTCACCGTCGACTTCCCCGTCGAGGTGGAGTACCAGGGGCGGCACCGCCGCCCGGGCCTGTTGGGCTGGTTCGTCGGCCTGATGCGTGACGCGCAGGCGATGTCGATCGGCATCACGCATGAGGGCCGGCACCGCCCGGTCCCGGCCGGGATGCTGTTCGGCAGCAAGGGCCGCACCACTCTGGCGGTCGCCGTGGCGGCCGCGGTCGTCCCGGCGGAGGTGGAGTACTCCTCGATCTCGTGGCCGCTGTGGGCGGCCCTTGTCGCGGCCGGTCTGTTCTTCCTCCTGGTCCACTCGCTCTGGCGTCGCGGCCACCGGGCCCGCGCCGCGGAGTCACCACCACAGCTGCCACCGGCACCGGCGCCGATCAGCCGCAGGTGCGGCCGCCCTCCCTGCCCCGGCCGCGGCACGGTCCCGGTCCTCGAGGAGGTCGACACCCCGGTCGGCCGCCGGCTGCAGCTCACGTTCGTGTGCGAGTCGACGTACCAGCAGGGTGTCGCCCTGGGCTGGTGGCCGCCCTATATCAACCACGACCCGTTCGACCAGGACGCGGCTGACCTCGTCGCCGGCGTCTCGGACTACCTGCGCCGCCGGAGCGCGTCATGACCCGCCCGGCCGCCCGGGTGCTCGTCGACGCCCTCACCATCGCGCACGAGTTCCTGACGCAGCCGTGCACGCTGTGCCGCTGCACCCGCCGCCAGGTGTCCGCGCTCGACGTCGACCCCGACTGCCCGGGCCTGCACCGGACCGCCGACGGGTGCCTCACCGGCACGCTGGCCGCTGCCCGCCTGGTGCTGGCCGCGGCAGGTGTCCCGGCGGCCCCGACGAACCGGACCGTCCTGCGCCGCCTCGTCGCCGACGCGGTCGACGACGTCACCCAACTGCTCGACACCACCCCCGAGACGCTCGCCTCGATCGCGGAGCGGATCCGCACCGCACCTGTGGCCCCGCCGGCGGAGCGTGCGGCATGAGCACCCTGACGGCTGAGCAGGTCGAGGCCCTCCAGCCGCTCAAGGCGCTGGTGGCCGAGTGGAACGCGGCGCTGGACGCCGTCCACCCGGACTGCGGGTGTCTCCCGCCCGGGCCGCAGCTCGCACCGGCCCGGCGCTGCCCCGGCCACCCCACACGCTGTGTCGCAACGGCGGTGATCGCGATCCGCACGACGATGAACGGCGGCCGGGTGAGGGTCGCGAACAGTCACCTGTCCGACCGTGACCTGGTCCGGGCGATCCGCCGGATGGGTGTCCTCCTCGACTCCGGCCTCAGTGTCGGCGCCTCATCGGACGACCTCTCCACGGGGCTTGAGGCCGCCATGGGTGTCCCGGCCGCGAGGCGAGTCCTCAGGGGGTCGTCGTGACGGTCACCCAGAACCGGGGCCGGGCGGTGGAGCTGCTCCACGCGCACCAGCCTGACGACGTGCGTTCGACGACGAAGTCGTTGGTGTGCACGTGTGGTGAGCGGTTGCCGGCGACGTCGGTCGTGGCGATCGCGGTGCACCAGGCGTTCCAGCTGCAGCTGGCGGACCTGCTCCGGGCTGACCCGACCGGGCCGTTGTCGATGCTGTCGCTGTCGGTCCTCGAGCCGGGTGAGGTGGTGTTCGACGGGGACGGCATCGCCTGGGTGAAGGCGGGCGCGGCCCCGCTCGACGAGACGGACCCGTACCGGTGGATCACCTACGACGAGCGGGTCGTGCCGAACCTGTTGACGAACGAGGACCTGCGGGCTGAGCGGGGCCCGTTGTCGCTGTACCGGGAGGGCTCCCGGGGCGGCGAGTTCGACGAGACCGGTGAGACGGACCGGCCATGAGCGCTGCGGCTGTTGAGCAGGTCGTCGTCCCGTACCCAGACTTCGACGGTTCGCAGCCGTGCACTCGCATCGAGCCGGAGCTGTTCTTTCCCCGCGGCTACTTGAAGCCGGCCCCGCCGGCGGCGAGGGCAGCGTGCGCGGCGTGCCCGTTCATGCGCCCGTGTCTGGGGTTCGCGTTGACGCACCTGGTCGAGGGCGTGTGGGGCGGCACGACCGACAAGGAGCGTGACGAGCTCCGTGCCCGGCACGGGATCCGCCCGGTGGCCATGACGTTCACCGCCGGCCCGTCCCTCGCTCAGCGCGCCGGCCGCCTCCTCGCTGCTGGCCTCTCCGACGCCGAGATCGCGGCCGAGCTCGACATCACCCAGCACTACCTCCGTAGCAACCTCCTCACAGACAGGACACGGAAGTGACCTTGACCACTGCTGTCGACGACGTCCTCGACCAGATCGACCTCACCGCACCTGACGCACCCCAGCTGCCTCCACCGTTCATCGCGTCCCTGCGCGTGGGTGAGGTGTTCCCCGACTCCGCGTACCAGCGGCCCTTGGACGACTCCCGGGTGCAGCGGATGGTTGACGCGTTCGACCTTTCCCTCCTCGGCATCATCGACGTCTCCCAGCGCGACGACGGCCGGTATGCCGTGATCGACGGGCAGCACCGGTGGGCTGTCGTCCGGGAACTCCACGGCGCCTCCGGAACGCTGGTGTGCAACGTGCACCGCGGCCTGACGGTGGCGCAGGAGGCGGCCCTGTTCTACGGGATCGACCGGTCCCGCCGGAACCTGACCGGGTGGGACCGGTGGTGGGCCCGCCGCGGCTCCGGTGAGCAGGTCGTCCTCGACATCGAGGAGGTCGTGAACCGGCACAACCTGCAGGTGTCGGCCGCGACCCGTGACGGTGTGTTCCGCGCGACGAGGGCGGCGGAGGACGTCGTCGTCCTCGGAGGCCTCGACCTGCTCGACTCCACGTTCGGGCTGCTGGTTGCCGCGTGGGGCCGCGCCGCTGACGCCCTCGACGGGGCACTCCTCCACGGTCTCGCCCTGGTGCTGCACCACTACGACCTCGAGACCGAGATCTCCCCGGACCGGCTCGTCGCGGCGATGCAGGACATCGCCCCCCGCCAGGTCAAGGCCCGCGCCGCGCAGCTGCGTGAGGCCCACAAGGGTGTCATGGCCCGCCTCGTCGCGGCCGTGCTTGTTGACCGGTACAACGCCCAGCCGGGCCGCCGTGTCGAGGAGTTCCTTGTCCGCCTGCCCGCCGTCGCGAAGACCAACGTCAAGCGCGACGCCAAGGCCCGCCGCGACGACGCGATCCGCACTTGGGCGCGCCGTGAGGGCCTCATGGCGGAGAACGAGCACCGCATCCTCAAGGCCACCCGTGAGGCGTACGAGGCGGCCCACCCCACCCCGGGCGCCCCCCAGTGACCTCCCTGCCCTCGGTGGCCGAGTTCGGCCAGCTGACGTACCGGGAGCGGTCGGCGGCGTATGCGACCGCCCGCGCCGCGGTGGTTCACCTCGCCGGCGGCCACCGTGCAGCCGCACGCGCGGCCGCGGAGGCGGCCGAGTGCTGTGCCGTCCACGTCGACGCCCGCGACCAGCTCGACCTGATCGACCCGGCCACCCGCGACGCCCGCGCGCTCCTCGCCCGACTGGGTGCGGACCCGGACGCCGCCGCCCACCGCGCCGTCCTCACGGCCGCGCTCCGTCCGCGGCGGCACCTGCACGTCGCCGCCTGACCTTCCAACCTCACCCGCGCCGAGACCCGTCCAGGAGGACGTTGTGAGCACTGACAGCACCACCCTTGAGCAGTTGAAGCCGTCGCAGATCTGGCCGCACCCGAAGAACCGCCGCCGTGACGTCGGCGACGTCACGGACATGGCGGCGTCGGTGAAGGAGCACGGTCTCCTCGAGCCGGTCCTGGTCGCCCCGATCGACCGTGACGCGTGGCCGAGGGCACCGAAGGCTGTCACGCACATCCTCCTCGCCGGGCACCGCCGGCACGCCGCGGCGAAGGTCGCGAAGGCGGCCACGATCCCCTCCCTGGTCCGCCATGACCTGACCGCTCTGGCGGACCAGGTCGAGGTCATGATGATCGAGAACGGCCACCGTGAGGACCTGACCCCGATCGAGGAGGCCGAGGGCTACCAGCTGCTCCTCGACCTGACCGGGTTGACGCAGGCGAAGGTGGCCGAGCGGGTCGCGATGCCGGCCCGCCGCGTCCGCGACCGGCTCAAGCTGGTGAAGCTGCCCGACGGCATCCAGACCCGCGTGCACGAGGGCCAGATCCACGTCACCGAGGCGCTCGAGGCGGCCGCGTTCGTCTCTGACCCGGAGGTCATGGCCGACCTCGACAAGGCCGCGGGCACCCCGAACTTCGCCCTCGCGCTGCAGCGGGCCAAGGCCGAGCGGAAGGCGGACCAGGACTACCGGTCGACGCTGAAGCAGATCCGTGACGCGGGCATGGTCGAGGTCGACCAGAAGCCGACACCGAGCAGCACCCTCGCCGCCGACGAGGGCTCCTCCCGGCTGGACTACTGCGTCGGCTACGTGGCGGGCGTCGGGCACTACCCCAGCTACGCATCTGCCCAGGCCAAGTGGGAGTTCGTGAAGAAGGGGCACCAGGACTGCCCTGGCCACGTGGTGTGGGTCAACCCGAAGGCCTCCACCCGTGAGGTCGAGTTCGGCTGCACCCAGCCGAACGTGCACCGGTCGACGGGCAGCCCCCGACCCGTCAACGACACCCCGCTGCCCACCACCCCGGAGGAGAAGGCGGCCCGCGACGCTGAGGACGAGCGCCGCGCGAAGGAACAGCGTGAGCGTGAGGCCCTGCGCCGGCAGCTCGACGCGGCCGCTGAGGTCCGGCGTGAGCACGTCGGCCAAATCCTCCACGCCGGCGGCAACGAGGACCTCGCCAAGCGGCTCCTGATCCGGCACCTGCTCCCCGCTGAGCAGGGCAGCGGCTACAACGAGTACCCGCTCCCCACCGGCAGGTTCTACACCGCCGGCTGGGCCGTGATCGCGAAGGTGTTGCGCCTCGCCCCGGAGGTCGAGGAGCCGGAGAAGCGACGCGACCTGCTCGAGCGGGCCCTCACCAAGCTCAGCCTCCCAGCCGTCGCGATCCTCGCCGCACTGCCGCACATCCACATGACCGACCACGAGCTCACCCAGCTGTACGTGCAGTTCGACCCGGACGCCCTCGACCCCGCCGTTGAGTGGATCCACACCCTGACCGACGACCTCGCCTACGAGTGGTCCGACTTCGAGCGGCACCAGTTCGGCCTCGACAACAAAGGTCACCTCCCCTCCCAGGACCACGACGAGACCGAGGACGGTGCCGCCTGATGTCGGAGCCACAGCTGAGACTCCACCGCAACACCCGCATCGACTCCCGCCGCGCCGTCGCCACCGCAGCCAAGGAAGCCGGCGAGGCCGCCCTCGAGACCGGTGAGGCCCTCGCGGCCGCGTGGGTCGAGGTGTCCCGCCCCATGGCCCGTCTCGGGGCCGCGATGGCCGCCCTAGGCGCCGCGCTCCGCGCGACCCGGGAACCACGCCCATGAGCGCGTACACGGGCCGTCAGGGCCGCGGCGCAGCCACCCAGCGACGCAAGGCGAAGCGCCTGGCAGCGGAGCAACGCAACGCCGCCACCCCACCGCAGCGACGCCGCGCCGCCCGCCGGAAGTGCCCCACCGGGAAGGTGAAGTACCTCACCGAGCAGGAGGCCCGCACCGAGCTCGTCGGCACCGTCGTCGCGAAGAACGCCGGCCGCGGCCACCGCCACGAGTGCCGCTGGTACGCGTGCCCCATGTGCAAGGGGTGGCACCTCACCTCACAGCCCGCGAAGCCCACCCGCCGCCGCACCGACACGGCGGTGCAGGCATGAACCTCCACCTCCTCGTCGAGACCGCGGACCTGCGATCCGCGCTCACCGCGACCCACCCGTTCACGGAGAAGGACCTCCCGTCATTCTCCTGCGTCACGATCACCCCGGGCCCGCACGTCACCGAAGTCACCGCGTCCAACGGGTCCGCGGCCGCGCTCGCGATCGTGTCCACGCTGACGCTCGACGCCGACGATGGTGAGGTCGCCCCGTTCGACCTGTCCGTCCCGGACGTCAAGAAGATCCTGCAGGTCTTCCAGGGCAAGCCCGGCAAGGACGGTGAGCCCGGCGCCGAGCTCCGTCTCGACGTCGACCCCGACCACGTCACCCTCACCGACGCGTCCGGGTTCTTCGAGGGCCCGCAGCTCGTCCTCCCCCGCCAGCCCGACCGGGAGCACCGCCCCAACGTGACCCGCTCCCTCGGCCACTTCGTGCACCAGCCCCCGTCCGGCCCACCCGGCGGCGAGTCACTCCTCTTCGGCCCCAACCTCGCCCGCATGGTCGGCGCCTGCAAGGTCTACGGCGTCGACCTCGTCCTCGAGTTCCACCCCACCCGCGAGGATCGGCACACCGTCATCATCCGCTGCGGCGAGAGCTTCCTCGGCATCGTCTCGCCCCGCTGGATCGACGACGACGAGAAGGCCCGCCTCGCCGAGCACCGCAAGGCGTGGAACCGCCGCATCCCCGACCAGGTCGACGACTCCGCCTGGGAGGCGATCGTCGCGAGAGCCGACGAAGCGGACGAGGACGATGACTGACCGCTTCACCGACGGCCCCTGCACCGCAACCGAAGCCGACGAGGACGACTCCGATCGCTACCCCACCACACCGGCCACCCCGACCACACCCACCACCTCCCGCGCGCTCGCAAACGAGCTGAAGCACTTCAAGCGCATGGCGCAGATCGAGTCCGACCCGCCCACGAGGTCGCTGTGGCAGAGGCTCGCCGACGAGGTCGAGACCTACCTGGCGCCGCCCGAGCCGGCACCCGCCCTGTTCGGTGGTGATCCGGTATGACGGCGGAGCAGGACCCACGCGGATCGGCTGGCATCGAGCTGCTGCGTCGCTCCGGCGTGAAGGGCATCGAGTTCCGCATCACCGATGCGCACGAAGAGTTCCCCGTGGTCGTCGTGGCGATCGCCCACTGGGGCGGGCGCCACTTCAAGGTCGGCTGCGGGCCGAACCACGTGGCCGCCACGCTCGATCTCTGCGAGAAGGCCGTCGACGGCGGCCGGTGCACGCACTGCCTTCGCACGACGGCGTTCCTGCCGACTCACGAGGCCCTCCCCGACGGCGCCGTCATGTTCGCGCTCTGCCGCTACCAGTGGGACCCCGAGCTCAAGACCTTCCGCCGTGAGTGCGAAGGCAACGACCGGTGACCGACCTCGACTCCCACGGCTGGTCCCACGCCGAGCCCGAGAAGCCGCTGCTGCTCTGCGTCGATCACCGCGCGAGCACGAAGCGGCTCGACGACCACCGGTCCAACCAGATCGCCAACCAGTGCCTGAAGTGCATCGCCCTCAACCACCCCAACGGAAGGAACCTCCGATGAGCAACCTGATCATCCCCGAGCGGCTCGCCGCCCTCGACAGCCTCGACCTCCTGTCCGGCGGTCACGACGCCGAGCAGGCCGGCAAGGACATGTGCGTCATGGAGGCCGCCGCCTACGTGGCCGGCGAGCCTCACACCGACCACCCGAAGTGCGTCTCCCCCGTCCTCACCTCCTACCTGATCCGTCTCAACGACCGGTGGGACGACGAGAAGCGGCAGCAGCTCAAGGACTACATCCCGCGGATCATCGGCACCGCCGGAGACGGCCAGGACGAGGCTCGCCTGCGCATCGCGCGCACCTTCCTCACGGGGACCGCGGCCGCGGCGGCGGCTCTCGCGGCGATCTGGGCCCCGGGCTCGTGGTGGCAGTGGCTGCTCACGGCCCTGCTGCTCGTGGTTGCTGCGGGGGTCCTCGACAGCAGTGGGCCGGCGGGTCCACCAGACACGGGCTGAGACCGGCCGTGGCACCTGTCCAGCCCTTCCCCTTCCCGACCTCGATGGAGGCCCGTCACACATGCCCTGGGGCCGCTTCGGCGACAACGCAGCCACCTACCCGCACCTCATGCAGGTCGCAGCTCTCAGCGATGCTGACGAGCGCACCGTCAACGAGGTTGCCGGGTTCCTCTGGCGCTGCGCCGGACAGTCCGCGGGGCACATGACGGACTACCACCTCGACCTGGGCACCGTCATGATGATGGGTGGGCCGACCCGGTGGAAGACGCTTGTCGCCCAGTGCATCCGCACTGGTTTGCTGACGCGGCTCCCGGGGCGCCAGGGGTTCAAGCTGCTCGAGGACCCGGAGTTCATCCACATCCGGTTGCGTGAGGCCGTCCTGAGGGACCGTGCCCGCGACCGGGACCGGAAGAACCCGGACCTGACGATGCCGGTGCTGGCGCGTGATGGCGACCAGTGCCGGTACTGCGGGGTCAGCTGCAACAGCCCTCACGACCAGAAGTCGAACCGGTCGCGCCAGTTCGACTCCAGGGACCGCCACCGGGCGACCACGGTCGACACGTACGTGGTGGCGTGCAAGGGCTGTAACCGGCGTCGGGACGCCCTGCGGGTCGAGGGCATGTCCGAGGCCGAGATCGACGCTGTGATGCCGCTCCTGGCGCCTCCTGAGCGGCCGTACTTCCACCCGAAGACCGCGGAACGGCTCGAGGCCCACTTCGGGCGCCCGTTCGTGTCCGGGCCGGTTCCGGAGGACCCCGTATCGGGACCGGATCGGCGATCGATCGGCGATCGCCCATCCGGAAGCCGGGACGGGTCGGGACGGGATCGGGCCGGGCAGGGTCGGGACGGGACTGGCAGGAGCGGGTCTGTACGGGGTGAGCGACCACCTCGCAGGCGTGGGTCTCGGGGGTCACGTGGGGGTGGTGGGTCGTGACTGCTGCTGTTGTGCCGCCTGCTCGGACGTTCGTTGCCTTGGTCGGTGAGAGGGCGAAGTGTCAGAGGTGCCAGGCGTTGGTGGTGTGGGCCAAGACCGAGGCCCGGGGAAAGTCGATCCCGCTGGACCCTGAGCCGCACCCGGACGGGAACGTGGTGCTGGTCCCGGTGCCCCAGTCGCGGCACGCGGTGGCCAGGGTCCTGCAGGCGACGGCTCTGCCGGTCGATCCGGGCGACGGGCCGGCGTACCTGTCGCACTTCGTGACGTGCCGGGCTGGGCGGCCTGCGCGCCGGCGCCGCACGCAGCACTCGTGCCAGCTGTGCCCGTGGGTGGTGTCGAAGTCGGTGAGGGCTGAGGCGGACCGGTTGTGGCGGGAGCACTACCAGGAGCGGCACCACGATCGGTGCCGGTCGTGCGACCTGCCGGTGACGTGGATCCGGGCCGAGGAGGACATGCGGATCGTGATGCTCGAGCCGGAACCGTCGGAAGCCGGCGACCGGATCCTGGTCCGCTCGGCCCAGCACAACCAGATCGTGGCCCGCCGGGTCGAGCGGGCGACCGTCCTCGACGTCGGCGACCTGTACGAGCTCCACCCGTGCGAGGTGGTGTTCGGTGCGTGAGTCGATGACGGACCTGCTGACCCTCGACGAGGTCGTGAAGGAGCTGCTGGACGTGTTCAGCGCCCAGGGTGACTGGCCGGCCGAGCACCGGTGCACCAAGACCGGCCCGAACCCGTGCACGCACGCCGCGTTCGCGGCGACGCCGCTGCTGGTGCGGTTGCAGTCGATGGTGGTGCCGGGCACGGCGCCGGCGAAGGAGGACCCGGGGAAGCGGCCTCGGGGGCAGCGTCACTCGCCGGCACCGTGGGACAGGAAGGCCGGTGAGCTCGTCGACGAGATCCTCCGCGGCTCGATCGACCTCAACGCCCGCATGCGCCGGCTCCTCGGCTTCACGCCGCTGCGGGTCCGGTACGTGGTGACCGTGCCGACGTGGCAGCCGCCCTTGGCCGAACCGCTGCCAGTGCTGCGGCGCGCGTCGGCCCTGGCGACGAGGGCCCCGGTCGAGGACGCAGGCCGCGAGGCGCTTCGCGACATCGTCCGGATCCTGCCCCTGCTGCGCGATCGGCACCCGGACCACGACCTGGCCATGTACGCCCCGTACCCGGGCGAGCACGTCCAGTCGTGGGAGCAGCCACCGGAGCCGGCGGTCCGGTCCTGGCACCAGCAGGCGCTGCTGATCACCGGGCACGAGCAGCCGTGGCCGCGCGTCACGCAGGTGCCGAACCCGGACCACCCGGACCACCTGCGCCGCGGCGAGTACTTCGTCGGCCCGATCCACAGCGGCTGCGCCCACCCGTCGTGCCGGGCCATGCGCAAGCACCGCCGCAACCGGTGGGTGCAGGCCCGCTGCCCCTACTGCGGCTCGGCGTCGCTGCGGCAGAACCCGATCACGCAGTCGGTCGAGTGCCAGCGCCCCTCGTGCAAGGACGAGCGCGGCCGGCCGAACGTGTGGACCATCCACGAGCTCCGAGCCCTGGGGCTGGCCATCGAGGAGCGTGACAGCGCGTGACCGTGCCCGAGCTCGACGAGCGGTCCCTGACGATCCTCGAGATCGAGAAGCGCACCACGTGGGGACCCGGCCAGAAGGAGGCCGAGGTGCGGGCCCGTCTCGACCTCGGTGCGACCAGGTACTACCAGCTGCTCAACGCCCTGATCGACACCGAGGCCGCCCTCGCCCATGACCCGCTGACGGTGAACCGGCTGCGCCGCACCCGCACCCGCTTCCTCCGGTCCGCCAAGGCCAGGCGAAGGGAGCAGGGCGCGTGAGCCTGATCATCGAGAAGTACGTCGGCACCGAGGCCGCGGCCGCCGCGGTCGACGTCGACCCTGCCCAGTTCAGCAAGTGGGCCCGCCGGCGCGACCTGAAGCCGTACCGGTACGCCTTCGTCGGCCGCACCCGCTACGCCGTGTGGGACCTCGACGAGGTGTACGAGGCCGAGCAGCGCGGCCCGGTCGCGCGGAAGGACACCGAGGGCAATGGCCACTGACCACGCCGACCTCCGGCTGCCCGAGCTCTGCACCGCCCTCGACCCGCACGTCGAGCTCTGCACCATCGGCGGTGTCGAGCACGACTACCGGCCGTACACCTACCGACGAGCCGGCCGGGCCCGCACATCGCTGCGCTGTGTCTGGTGCCACGTCGTCGCGTGCGGCGACCCGGACGACGCTGACCTCTGCATCGAGCCGTACCACCACACGGTCGACCACCGCACCCGGGCCGGCGTCACCTGGCCGCTCGGTGGGAGCGCACCGTGAAGCGCACGGTGTGCCTCTCGGTCGACACGAGCAGCGACGCCGAGTTTGTCGAGGCCTTCGAGCGGCTGTCCCGGATCTGCGCCGGCGAGATCCTGTCTGGTCGTGAGGCTCGCGTGTACGAGTTCAACGACGAGGGCGACGAGGATGACGACTGACAAGCAGCACCGCGTGATCGCTGTGCTGGGTCAGCGCCCAGCGATGACGACAGCCGAGGTGTGCCAGGCGCTGCGCTCATGGCATCACGAGGTCTACCCAGCCCTGCGCCAGCTCGAGCGGTCAGGCCAGGTCGTCGGCTTCCGCGCCCCGGCGTCGCGCTCCGTGCTCTGGGCCCTGACAGACACACCCGAGTGACATGCTTGTGATTCTGCCCGGCCTGCGGGTACTCTGTCAGCCAGTAGGACAACTGTCTTCCGAGCCCGGTTCGCACGCTGCGACCGGGCTCGCGCCGTGTCCGGCTCCCTCGCTCGCCCGCCAGAAAATCTCGCGGCCCCCCTTGCAGGGCACGCCTCCGGGCGTGTTCCTCTCTCCCCCCAGCGGGAAACAACGAGGCCCTAGGGGAAACATCGGGGGCCCGCGCCGAGTTAGGTGGTGCCCAGGTGGCTCGTGACGCGGCGTACGGCCCCGATCACCAGCGTCGACGCGAACTGGCGATCCGGGAGGCCTACAACAAGCCCTGTCCGCGCTGTGGGGAGCTGATGCTGAAGGGGCAGCGGCTGGACTTCGGCCACTCGAAGGACAAGGCCCTGCACCCCGGGTCGAAGGCGGATCGCGTCGAGCACGCCGACTACAGCGACTGCCCCGAGGGCGGGAACCGATCCGCCGGCGGTCAGCTCGGCCGCGACATCCAGGACTTCAGACCGTCGCAGGAGTGGTGACAGCCACAGCCCAGGATTTCCCACCACGGAAGGACGCACCAACATGATCGACACTCGAACCGGCGCCGTGACCATGCTCGACACCATGCCCGCTGTCGTCCCGGACGGCATGATCGTCGTGAGCGGAGCTGAGGCCGACATCCAGCGCGTGGCGAGGTCGCTCCAGCAAGAGGCCGCACGCAAGGCCCGGCGCAAGGCGGCCAAGCTCTCGCGACGGGCAAACCGATGAGTTGGCACATCCCTGCCCGCGTCGTCCAGTCCAGCGACGAGATCGACGCCCAGGTCGAGGCCTTCATCGAGGAGCAGCGCGCGAAGAACCCTGGTGTGTTCGCCGCGCTGACCGACAAGGACGTGTACGCGCAGATCAGCGCGGCCGCCGGCGCCGCCCGCTCGGTGTGCGAGTCGGGCGCCGTGGGTGACGCGCCCTGGTCTGTCATGCTCGCCGGCCACTGCAACCCGGGCAACCAGCCCCGGGCCGGGTGGGCCAACGACGCGGTGCAGGTGAACGTCTCCCAGCACCGCGGCTGATTCCGAAGCCGCAGTACGGGAGGTGACCGTGGCCGAGTCGCAGCAGCCGAAGGCACGCCCGATGTCGAAGACCGCGCTTCGCGAGATGAGGGTGCTGAAGTTGCGGGCCAAGGGGCTCGGCTTCGACGAGATCGCGGCGAAGTGTGGTTACGCGAACCGGTCGTCGGCGTGGAAGGCGTACAAGCGCGCGCTCACCTCGTCGGACCGCGCGATGACGGACGAGCACCACCGCACGCTCGAGCTGCACCGCCTCGAGCTGCTCAACCAGGCGATCTGGCCGGCGGCGTCCCGTGGCGACCTCTCCGCCGTGCGCGAGGCCGCCCGACTGAGCAGGGACCGCGTCAAGCTCCTCGGTCTCTCCATCGCCCCGGGCCGCACGAACGGCAAGGGCGAGGACGACGGCGACGACGAGGGTGTCGTGATCGGCTCCGACCGGCTCGACGCCATGCGTGAGCGGAGGGCCCGCGATGCGGCTGAGCGCACTTCTCGCACCTGACGCCAGGTACGACGAGCGCGATCTGCCCGTGGGGATCCAGACCCCCACCCACCGCCTGGTTCCCGATTCCGCCTTCTCGCACGGCCCGGACGCGATCGTGCTCGCCGAGTACTGCGGGTACGACCTGTACGAGTTCCAGCGTGAGGGCCTGGTCGACAAGCTCGGCGCCAACGTGACCGAACGGCGTGACGGTGTCCTGGTCGAGCGGTGGGCGGCCGGCGAGACGTGCGACATCCTGTCCCGCCGCAACGGCAAGTCCGTCGAACTCGAGATCCTCATCCTGGCCGGGCTGTTCCTGCTGGGCGAGAAGAAGATCATGTACACGGCGCACCGTGACGACACGGCGCTCGACGTGTTCAACAACGTCGTCGCGGCGATCCAGCGGACACCGAAGCTGTGGGCCGAGCTCGTCGACACCGGCCCGCGGCGGGCGAACGGCCAGCGCGCGATCCAGCTGAAGAACGGCGCCGTCTGCTACTTCCGCACCCGCACCAAGGACAGCGCACGCGGGCAGGGGTACAACCGCCTGATCATCGACGAGTCGCAGGAGCTCGACGAGGAAGAGCTCGCAGCGCTGATGCCGCTCGTCACCGGTGCGGAGAACGCCCAGCTGAACTACGCCGGCTCTGCCGGCGGGCTGCGCGCGACGATCCAGGCGAAGCTGTGGCGGTCCTTCCAGTCGAACGAGCGAGGCCTCGCGTACCGGGGCTGGCACGCCGACCCGGAGGCCGACTTCGACGACCTCGACCTCATCGCCCGCGTGAACCCCCGCCTCGGCCGCGGCCTGAGCTACGAGTTCATCGCGAAGGAGTTCAAGCGCATGTCGCGCCAGGCGTTCGGGCGCGAACGGTGCGGCGCGGCGACCTACCCGCGCGAAGAGGGATCGGACTGGGTCGTTCCCGAGCAGGCCTGGCTCCGAGCGGTGGACCCGACCTCGAAGATCCGCCCCGGGGAGACGCCACGGTTCGTCCTCGAGGCCGACAGCCAGCTCGCAGCCGGCTCGATCAGCGTCGCCGGTCGCCGCACGGACGGTGCGGTGCACATCGAGCTGGTCGACCACGACCCCGGTGTGGCATGGATGGTCGACCGCGCGAAGGCGTTGCAGGAGACGCACAACGCCGAGGTGTGGCTCGACCCGAAGGGCCCGCTCGGGTTCATGCAGGGCGACCTCGCCGAGGCCGGTGTGGCGGTGAAGCTGTTCGACGCGGAGGACGTCAAGAACGCCTGGACGTGGTTCTACACCAACCTCAACCCCAAGCCCGACCCGTTGCACCCGGAGAAGGGCGCCCCGGAGCCCGGGGTGCGGCACCGCGGCGGACGCCTCCTGACCGCGGCGCTCGCGGGAGCGGAGCTGCGCAGGCTGCTGGACCGGTACGCGTTGCGCCGCACCGTCTCCACCGAGGTCAACCAGGGCCCCATCGTCAGCACGCACCTGGCGGCGTATGCCGTCGTGAAGAGCGAGCGGACCGCGAAGGCACCGCCGCCCCCTCCGGGGAAGGCGCCGAGGCGCCAACCCCCGGAGCGTGGCCGCCGCCGGCGGACCTCGCACGAGACCGACGTGTCGAAGGTGTCGTTCTAGCCCCAGCGCGATGAGGAGGTTCCATGGCCCGCTCTCGCCGCGCCACCCAGGTCGCCGGCCAGCGCCGGCCCCGGGCCGCCACCACCTCTCCCCCAGTGCGGTCTCAGACGGTGCAGCGCGAGGTCGGGTACGCCGCAACACCTACCAGCGGCAGCGGCTGGTGGAACGTCGACGTCAGCGACGACGAGCAGACCCCGGAGCTGCGCTGGCCGTACTCCCTGCAGATCTTCGACGCCATGGTCCGCCAGGACGCCCAGGTGCGCTCGGTCATGCTGGCCGTGACGCACCCGATCCGCTCCACCGGCTGGCGGATCGACCCGAACGGCGCTCGCGACGAGGTGGTCGAGGAGATCTCGCAGGACCTCGGATTGCCGATCCGCGGGAACAACGACCCGATCAAGGGTCGCACGAGGGACCGGTTCAACTGGTCCGAGCACCTGCGTCTGGTGCTGCTGTCCCTGCGGTACGGGATCATGCCGTTCGAGCAGATGTACAGGATCGACGACGTCACGGGCCGGGCCCGGCTGCGCAAGCTCGGCCCCCGGTACCCGAGGACGATCGAGCGCATCGAGCAGGCCCGTGACGGTGGCCTGGTCAGCATCAAGCAGTTCGACGCGCAGCCGATCCCGGTGTCCCGGCTCGTCGTGCACGTGAACGAGAAGGAAGGCAGCTGGGCCGGCCAGTCGGTGTTGCGGTCGGCATACAAGAACTGGCTGCTGAAGGACCGCCTGCTCCGCTCGGACACCCAGGCAGTGGACCGCAACAGCATGGGCCTGCCGGTGTACGAGGGAGCCGAGGGCGAGACCGACCTGGGGCCGGGAAAGCGTCTGGCCGAGGAGGCCCGCGCCGGCGACAACTCCGGCATCGCCATCCCCCACGGCGCACAGTTCACGCTGCAGGGCGTCCAGGGCCAGACGGTCGACGCGCTGCCGAAGGTCAAGTACCACGACGAGCAGATCGGCCGCTCAGTCCTCGCGCACGTGCTCAACCTGGGCCAGCAGACCGGCTCGTGGGCTCTCGGCACGACGTTCGCGGACATCTTCGTCAACTCGCTGCAGGCGGGCGCCCAGGACGTCGCGGACGTCACGACGGCCCACGTGATCGAGGACATCGTCGACCTGAACTGGGGCGTCGACGAGGCGGCTCCGAAGCTGGTGTTCGACGAGATCGGCTCTCAGACGGCAGCGGTTGCGACCGCGATCAAGTTGCTCGTCGACGGCGGCGTCCTGACACCTGACGAGGGCCTCGAGGCGCACATCCGCCTCGGTCTGGGCCTTCCCGCGCACGACCAGGGCAGCGACCGCCCGCAGACAGGAGAGTGACCATGCCCGCACAGGTGAGCCTGCCCCAGCTGCCGGTCCCCGAGCCGCCGGCCGCGCTGCTCGTGCCGCGGCTCCGGTTCTGGGGCGACCGGAAGCCGCCGAAGAACCGTGCCGACATGTTCTCCTGCACGGTCCGGGCCGCGGCGGAGGGTGAGACCTCGACCGCTGGTGGCTCCTCCACCGGCGAGAAGGTCGCCACCCTGCGGATCTACGGCCCGATCGACTCGTGGGGCGGCTGGTGGGGCATCTCCGCCGCGGACGTCTCGGCCGCCCTGGACGGCCTCGACGCGGACGTCGACGAGGTCCGGGTGCGGATCAACTCCCCCGGGGGTGAGGTGTGGGAGGGCATGGCGATCCTCAACATGCTTCGTGCCCACCGGGCGCGCGTGGTGGCTGTCGTCGACGGTGTCGCCGCGTCTGCCGCGTCGGTAATCGCGACGGGTGTCGACGAGACGGTGATGTCTCCCGGCACCCAGATGATGATCCACGACGCGTCCGGGTTCGCGTGGGGGCCGGCCGCGGTCATGCGCAAGGCCGCGTCCTTCCTCGACTCGTGCTCGAACGCGATCGCGTCGGTGTATGCCGAGTCTGCCGGCGGGACCGACGAGCAGTGGCGCGCCCTGATGGTCGACGAGATCTGGTACACGGCCAAGGAGGCCGTGGCGGCCAAGCTCGCCGACCGTGTCGAGGTCGTCCCGGACGCCGGCGACACCAGCACCGCCGGGGACCCGAACGAGCCCGGCGCCGGCGACCCGGTCGAGGACCGGTTCGACCTCTCGATCTTCAACTACGCCGGGCGTTCCCACGCTCCGGCGCCGAAGACCCCGGCCGCGTCCGCGACCGGGACCACCCCTCCGGCCGCGCCTGCGCCCGGGGACCCAACCATGGAAGGAGACGCTGCCGTGGCTGACATCACCGACGAGCAGCTCACCACCCTGCGTCAGGCGGTTGGTGTCGACGAGGACGCCGACGTGGCCACGTGCCTCGAGGCGCTCACGGAGGCGCTCAACGAGCGCGCCGACGACACCGGCAGCGACCAGGAGAACGCCATCCCGGACGGCCACGTGGTCATCCCCGAGGCTCGCCTCTCCGACCTCGAGGACGCGGCCGCGCAGGGCGTCCAGGCGGCCACGCAGCTGCGGCAGCAGGGCCGCGACGCGTTCCTGGACAGCGTGCGCGCGAAGTTCGCGCCGTCCAACCGCAAGGCGTGGGAGAAGGAGTACGACCGCGACCCCAACGGGACGCGCGCGCACTTCGCGTCCGCGCCGGACATCGTGCCCCTCGACGAGCTGGGGCACGGCGACAACCCCGACGCCGTCACCAGCCAGCAGGACTCCCTGATGGCGTCCGTCGGCTGGGGCGAGCCCACCACGAAGGAGGCGTGAGCCATGGCCGACTACTCCCCCCTGTACAAGCCGGGCCAGAACATCACCCGGCAGGCGTCCGCCGCGGTCACGGGCGGCCAGCTCGTGGTCGTGTCGGGCTCCGGCACGGTCGCACCGAGCAGCGCGGCCTCGGCCGCCTGGGTCGGTGTCGCCGCGTTCGACGCCGCGTCCGGTGCGGACGTGACGATCAGCAAGAGCGGTGTCCAGCGGCTCGTGGCCGTCGGGGCCATCGCCGCCGGCGACATCGTCGTCGCTGCCGCCGGTGGCGGCGTCGCGACGAACGCCGCCCCCGGTGCCGGCCAGCAGGTCGGCGTCGCCCTCACGGCCGCAGCCAACGGGGTGCGTGCCGAGATCGACATGCTCCGCTGACGGGCAGAAGGGAACACCACCATGGGTTACACATACCCGCCGCCGGCGCCGTCGTACACGGGTGACGTCGCCAACATCCACCGGCTCCTGAAGGACCCGGCCACCGTCGCGCGGCGTCTCCGGACGCTGCTCGACCGCAAGTACATCGCCGACGCCCTGCTCAAGCAGCGCCTGCAGGTCATCGGCGGTGCCATCACCTGGGAGTCCGGTGAGCCGATCGGTGCCCTCGAGGCGCCGCGTGCGGTCGCCCCCGGGTCGGAGTACCCGGTCGTGCAGCTCGGCTACGGCACCCCCTCGGTGGCGAAGACCACCAAGTGGGGCCAGGACGCCGAGATCACCGACGAGGCGATCGCGCGGCAGAAGATGTCGCCGGTCAACCGGGCCATGCAGAAGCTGGCCAACCAGAACGTCATGACCGTGGACGCGCTCGCCCTGTCGGCAACCGTCTCGGCCGTGACGCAGACCCGCGCCGCGGGTGCTCTCTGGTCCGCCTCGACGGCCGAGCAGATCCTCACCACGGTGATGCTGGCCAAGGCCGACGTCACCAGCCTCGGTGAGGGCTACGACCCGGACACGGTCGCGCTCGACGAGCTGACCTACGCGACGGTGAAGGCGAAGTTCATCGCCGCGGGGTACCTCCCGCGCGAGGGCGCCGCCAACGCGATCGCCACCGGGGACTTCCCCAAGGTCGAGGGCATGACCTGGCTGCCGTCGCCGCAGGCGCCGGCCGGCACGGTCCTGGTCGCCGACACCGAGCAGCTCGGCGGCATGGCCGACGAGGACCTGCAGTCGCCCGGGTACGCCAAGGCCACCGCGCAGGGCACGCCCGGCGTCGAGGTCAAGGTCCTCCGCGACGACGACGAGGACGAGTACCGGGCCCGGGCCCGGCGCGTCACCGTCCCGGTCGTCCTCGAGCCGATGGCCGGCATCCGGATCACGGGGGCGCGCTGATGGCGCGCGGCAAGCGGTACGTCGTCGTCGCGCCCCTGGTCGTGCTCCCGGACGCCTCCGGCGCCCAGCAGTACGCCTACCGGGGCCGCGAGATCACCTTCGACGCCGACCCGCAGCGGCTCAAGGAGCTCGAGGACATCGGCTTCCTCGAGGAGATCTCCGCGGACGAGGAGGACCCGGCGGCGCAGGTGCCGACGGTGTTCACCGAGCCCCCGGCGAAGTCCGCGAACCTGGCCACCTGGCGCGCGTTCGCGGCGTCCGACCTCGGCGGCATGCCCGCCGAGGAGGCGGAGAAGGCCCTGAAGAAGGACCTGGTCCTGAAGTACCTCGGCGGCGACGTCGAGGACGACGAGCCCGAGTCCTGACGGGAGGGCCACCTCGATGCCACTCTTCACGGCTGAGCAGCTGGGCAACTTCCTGCAGTACCAGGTGGAGGATGCCCCAGCCGCGATGGCGGAGAAGGTGGTGTCGGGGTGGCTGTCCGACGCCGCTGGCAGTGTGACGTTCCCGGACCCGCTGCCTCCCCAGTTGTTCTCGTGGGCGATCGAGCTCGGCGCCATCGCCCACGAGAACCCTGGTGGGCTTGCCTCTGAGACCACAGGGGCGAAGAACACGACCTGGGACCGGGCGCGGCGCGCGGAGATCCTCGGGTACGTGGCCCGGTGGGCCGGTAACGACAGCTACGTATCCGGTGCGGGTGTGCCATCTCCTGTCGGGTCGTTCCCGCCCGCACGCCCCTACCCGGACCCGGTCGAGCGCTGCTGATGAGGCTGGGCCGGCAGACCATCACCCGCCGACGTGCAGGCTCGTCGACGGGTGAGGACGACTACGGCAACCCGGTCCCGGGCGCCCCGGACGAGCTGGTCATTCGCGGCTGCTCGGTGCAGCCCGGCGCCGGCGCCGAGTTCGTCGACCGCCGCGAGGCGGTCACCACGCTGTACACGGTCTGGGCCCCGGTCGCCGCGGACGTCATCGAGACCGACACGATCCTCTTCGAGGGTGTCGAGTACGCCGTCGATGGCCAGGTCGCCAAGTGGGCCGGCGGCACCCGCTTGGACCACAAGGTTATTCGGCTGAAGGCGGTGAGCTGATGCCCAGCACGGTGCGGTTCGAGTTCAGCGGTCTCGGGATCCGCGATGAGGCTCTCACCTCCCCAGAGGTTCGTGCAGCGGTCCGGTCGGTCGCCGAAGGCATCGCAGCGCGCGCCAGGTCGCAGACCGATGACGAGATCGAGGTGGCCGAGGGCGGCCGCTCCCGAGCGCGCGCCTACGTCACCCGGCTCGGGTCCGGCGCTGCCGGTGAGGCGCGTGACCGTGTCCTCGGCCGGTCGATCAGGGGGGCCTGATGCCTGCGGTCGTTCCCGCGGATGCGGAGAAGGTCATCACCGACCGGGTGAAGGAGATCATCGACGCCGGTCTCCTGCCGGCCCCGCCGGAGGGGAAGGTGTGGGCGCGCCGCACCGTCATCGACTCCGGCGTCACCCCGACCTGGACGATCCAGGTGCGCGTCGTCGGCGGCACCCCTGAGCAGGTCGTGGCCGACCGTCCCCTGGTCGACCTGCGGATCTGGGCAGACGGAACGGCGGCCACGGACGCGACCCGGTCCCGAGCTGCCCGGGTGCTGCTGGCGCACCTGCGTCGCCGCCTGCCGTGCCGGATCTTCGCCGCCCCCGTCCCGCTGCCCGACCCGGCAGACACATCGAAGGTCCACACCCTGTTCACGATCCAACCGCTCATCCGAGGAGAGCAGCTGTCATGACCCAGTCCCGCAGTGACGAGCGCACCGTCGAGGTGACGTTCGCATACCCGTACCGCGACGCGGCCGGGGTCGAGCACGACGTCGACTCGACCGCCGCCCTGCCGCTCGAGGAGGGCAAGACCCTCCTCCACTACGGCCGCGCCCGCGAGCCGGAGAAGAAGGCCACCAAGGCCGCCGCGAAGAAGGAGCAGTAGGCCATGACCAAGGACCGCGACAACGTCCGCATCTACGGTGGTGACGCCTCCGGGGTGTGGAAGGCCCCGAAGGGCACGACCGCCCCGACCACGCTCGCCACCCCGACGACCCCGCACGTCGAGCTGGGATGGCTGTCGGAGGACGGCGTCGAGTTCGGCCAGGAGGTCGACAAGACCGAGCACTTCGCCCACCAGGGCGGCGCGCTGATGCGCGTCACCTACGGGAAGGCGAAGCGGTCGTTCAAGTTCCAGTGCCTCGAGGAGACCGCTACCGTCCTCGGCCTGGTGCACCCGGGCATCGCGTTCACCAAGACCGGGACCGGTGCGTCCGAGGTCGCGAAGGGCACGATCCCGGCCGGCATCAGCCCGGTCGAGGAGGCGTGGGTCATCGACGAGGTCGACGACTCATCCGGCGCGGCGACGGACATCGTGAAGCGCTGGTGCGGCACGGGCACGGTCGACCCGTCGATGACGGTGGCGCACAAGTTCGAGGAGCTCACCGTCTACGAGTTCACCGTGAACATGGTGGGCCCGGTCGAACTGCTCACGAACTCGCCCGGCGTGCTCGACGAGGCCGTCAGCGCCTGACCCCCTTGAACCGAGACCCCCGGGCCTGGCAGGCGTCCGGGGGTCTCGGCCTGCCTGCCGCCTGCCGAGAACGGAGCACCTGCCATGCCCAAGATCCCCGCGGACGCGAAGAAGCCGACCGACCGTCAGCCGAAGGCCGAGGCCAAGGCCGACTTCCTCGAGGTCACCCACAACGACGCGGTCTACCGCATCGACCGCGACAACGCCGACAACCTCGAGCTGATGGAGTTCGTCGAGGACGGCAAGTACATCATCGCCATCCGCGGCTACCTCGGTGAGGACCAGTGGGCGAAGTGGAAGGACGCCAACCGGGACGACAAGGGCCGCGTCCGCTCAGCTGACTTCGAGCCGTTCCTGCAGGCCGTGATGGACGCCATCGGCGGCCCGGGAAACTCCTAGGGCTCTGCTTCCTCCTCCGCGAGCATGCAGGGCCTCTCGAGGCTGACTTCCAACGGTTCTACGGCCTGGACCTGACCGACCTGTGGCGGGGCGTCCTGACCCCGCGTAGGGCCGCTGTGCTGGCAATGCAGCTGCCGACCGGGGCGCAGACGTGGATCTCGTGCGGGTTCGACTCAGCCTGGACGGCCGGTGAGCACCTGACCGCGTCCGTGTTCGACGCGGTCCAGGTCGGGAACTGGCAACGCGCCGGCGACAGCCGCGCGAAGAAGCCCCAACCGGTCCGCCGCCCAACTGAGCAGCGCCAGGCCGAGGGCCAGCTCACGCGGATGGAGCAGCGGGCCCGCGTGTTCCGCGACCGCCACCCCCACCTGTCCCGTGAGACGACCGGTCGGCCCCGCCGCCGCGACGCCCGCGGACGATTCACCAAGGAGGGATGATGGGAGTCGACGTCGGCACCGCGTACCTGACTGTCGTCCCCTCCGCCAAGGGGTTCGCTGGCAAGCTCCAGGCCGACCTCGGTGGTGGCATGGCGGCCGCCGGCACCAAGGCCGGCGACACTGCGGCCGCGTCGTTCGGGTCCCGCTTCAAGTCGGGCATGGCCACGGCCGCGAAGGTCGGCGCGCTGGCCCTGGTCGGCGCGGGCGCGCTCGGTGTCGGGTTCATCAAGGACGCCGTCGGTGAGGCCCGGGAGGCGCAGAAGGTCGGGGCCCTGACCCAGTCGATCATCAAGTCCACGGGCGGGGTGGCGAACGTCACCGCCGACCAGGTCGGGAACCTCGCGACGGCCATCAGCAACAAGACCGGCATCGACGACGAGGCGATCCAGTCCGGCGCGAACATGCTGCTGACGTTCAAGAACGTCCGCAACGAGGTCGGCAAGGGCTCTGACATCTTCGACCGGGCCACCCAGGCCGCGACGGACCTGTCCGCCGCCGGGTTCGGCGACATGGCCGGCCAGTCGAAGATGCTCGGCAAGGCCCTCAATGACCCGATCAAGGGCATCAGCGCCCTGTCCCGGTCCGGTGTCACGTTCACCGAGCAGCAGAAGAAGCAGATCCGGGCGCTCGTCGAGTCGGGCAAGACGCTCGAGGCGCAGAAGATCATCCTCGGTGAGGTTGAGTCCCAGGTCGGCGGTGCCGCAGCTGCGTCGGCCACGGCCGGGGAGAAGATGTCCGTCGCGTGGGGCAACTTCAAGGAGCAGATCGGGACCGCGCTGCTGCCGGTGATCGACAAGGTCGCCAACTTCATGACGACCCGGATCATCCCGGCCCTGTCCTCGTTCGTCGCAGGGATGCAGGACGGCTCCGGCGCGGGCGGCGCGTTCGTCGCCTTCCTCAAGGGCGTGTGGTCGGCGGTGCAGCCGGTGGGTGCGTTCCTCATGGGCACCCTCGTCCCGGCCGTCCGCGGATTCTTCGCCTCGTTCCAGTCCGGTGGTGGCCCGTCCGCGATCGCGACCGCGTTCCAGGGCCTGGTCGGCTTCTTCCGCAGCAGCGTGATCCCGGCCGTCATGGGCGTCGTCGGCGCGGTGCGTGGCTTCGTCGCTGTCGCGCTGCCGATCGTGCAGCAGTTCGTCGCCGGCATGATGGCCCGGATTGGGCCGATGATGCCGCAGATCCGGGCAGTCTTCACCCAGATCGGGTCCGTCATCACCGGCGTGATGGGTCTGGTGCAGGCCGTGATCCAGCGGGTCACCGCGATCATCGGCGGCATCTGGTCCCGGTGGGGCAACCAGATCATGAACTTCGCCGCGGCAACCTTCCGGAACATCCTCACCGTCATCGGCGGCGCGCTCCGCATCATCCAGGGCGTCATCCGAACCGTCACCTCGCTGATCCGCGGCGACTGGTCCGGGGCGTGGGCCGGCATCAAGCAGATCGTCTCCGGGGCATGGCAGGTGATCCGCGGCTTGGTGTCGCAGGCGCTGAACGTCGTCCGTTCCCTGGTCTCAGGTGCTGGCCCCGCCCTGCGGTCGGCCATGACCAGCGTGTGGAATGGTGTGAAGTCCGCTGTCTCCTCAGGGATTTCCGGCGCCGTCGACTTCGTCAGCGGCCTCCCCGGCCGATTCGTGTCCGCCCTCGGTGACCTCGGCAGCCTGCTGTACAACGCCGGCGCCCGCCTCGTGCAGGGCCTCATCGACGGGATCCGGTCCCGCATCCAAGGCGTCATCAACGCGGCCTCCTCCGCGGCGCAGGCGATCAGGGACTTCTTCCCCGGCTCGCCGGTCAAGGCTGGGCCGCTGCGGTCGTGGAACAACGGCGGCGCCGGGAAGCGCCTCGCCGACATGCTCGTCGACGGACTGGTCGCCTCCCGACCGTCAGTCGCAGCAGCATCCGCCGGGCTGGCCTCCTCCGTGGCGACCGGAACCCCCGCGACCACCACCCCCCGGCAGGGCCTATTCGTCCCAGCCCAGGCCGGCAGCGCCTTCAACGCCGACCAGCTGCGACAGCTGGCCAGCGGCCGCGGCCCCCTGGTCGCGGTCCACCCGGCAGCCGGCCAGTCGGAATACGAGATCGGCCGCACCGCAGCGAACGCGCTCGCGTTCAAGATGCGGGTCCCGCGGTGATCATCCTTCCCGGGTCCGACCTGCGACTGCACTCGGACACCGTCTACTCGGTCGACGGGCTGCTGGTGGGGCTCGACCTCGACGGTGTCACGTGGCTGTGTGAGTCCCTGAGCGGGTGGTCCATGGGCGGCGGGGTGGAGACCCAGTTCTCGCCCCGCCCGGGGCGGCACGGCTCGTATGACGGGCCTGTGTACCGGCGTGAGCGGGTCATCGCCATGGAGGGTGTGTGCGTCGCTGACTCCCGGCTCCTGGCCGAGCTGGCCGCGGACACCCTGGCTGCGACGCTGGCGGACGGGTCGATGGGGGTTTTCACCGTCAGCAACGACGTGGTGGGTGTGCGGTCGGTGCGGGTGCGCCTGTCGGCTCAGCCGGAGTGCGAGTGGCTGGACTCGGGTGTCGCGTTCCGGTGGCAGCTGCAGTTCACCGCCCCCGACTACCGCAAGTTCGGGGTAGCCGAGTCGCAGACCACCCGTCTGGCTGGTGGCGGCACCGGGCTGTCGTGGCCGGTCGGGTCGTTCTTCAACTTCGGGCAGCCCCGCACCGGTGGGCGGCTGGCGTCGACGAACACCGGCACAGCACCGTCCGAGCCGACGTTCACGGTGACCGGTCCACTCGGAACCGGGTTCCAGCTCACCCACCTGGAGACGGGTCGGCGGTTGCGGTACGAGTCCCCCGTCGGTGACGAGGTGCTGATCGACGGCCTGGAGGGCGCGGCGTCCTCCGGTGGGCAGGACCGCACCGGGCTGCTCACGGTGGACGAGTTCTTCACCGTCCCGTCAGGGCAGACGGCGACGTTCGTGTTCGCCACCCTCGGGTCCGAGACGCACACCGACCCCCCGACCTGCACGGCGTCGCTGGCGCCGGCCTACTACTGAGGAGATCGGCTCATGGTTCTTGCGCAGTCGCGTTGGGTTGGGGCGGACGACGACCTGGTCCTTGACCCGATCGACGCCCGCCTGGCCGAGTCCGCGTTCTGGGCGACGAGCACCAGCGACTCCCGCAACGTCCGCACCGGGCTGGTGTGGGCTGGTGCGGCGCAGCTCCTGACGGGGCAGGCGACGACCGACCCGCCGACGGTTCAGGTGGCTGCGCACCACTTCGTGGCCGCGAAGGACGTCCTGACTGAGGGCGTCTACGTCGGGACGAACGCCACCCCCACACTGGTGGCGGTCCCGGCCGCCCCGGCGTTGGGGAACAAGCGCATCGACCTGATCTGGGTGCGGCAGAAGGACAAGAACTCGCTGGTATCGCCGGACGCCGTGACCGCGGCCGAGTACGGGTTGATCACGGGCACGCCCGGGTCGGCCCCGTCGAAGCCTGCCCTGTCCGGCGCCCCGTCCGGTGCGGTCGAGGTGGGCACTGTCACGTGGGACTCCACGGCGACGGTGGCGACGACCACGAACGCCGCCCAGTGCACCCTGACCACGACAGGACAGTGGACCGTCTCGCGTGGCGCGCCGGTGCCGGTGCGCAACGCGACGGAGCGGGCCGCGCTGGGCGTGTTCGCCGGGGCGCGGGTGCTGCGCCTGGACGCCGGTGGGCGTGTCGACACCTACGACGGCAGCATGTGGGACTCGACAGACGCGTGGGCGAACCTGCCGATCGTGCCGGGCGGCTGGACCGAGCCGTCCGGGGTGCGGTGGCAGGCGCGCCTGCTGCGTGACGTGGTCCACTTCCGTGGCACCCTCGCCAACGCCACGTTCACGGGCGGGTACACCACCGTCTGCACCCTGCCCGCCGGTATCCCGGCGCCGACGGTTCGGACGCCGCTGAACCTGACCGCGAACACGGCCGCGTCCCGGTCGGTGATGGTGGAGACTGACGGGACGGTGCAGCTGTACGCGGAGGCCGCATCGGCGGCGTGGTACGTCATCGGCGGCTCGTACCCGCGTAGCTGATGCCGGGCTACATCCTGCGGTACGGGTCCGTGCGGGACGGCCGCCTGTACGGTCGAATGCCCGTCTCGGCCGCAACCGGCTCGCAGGGGATGCTCGGGGACGGCGAGTTCAACGCCACCATCCCCGGTGGTGACCGGTCCGCCGACTTCTACCGTGCCCTGCCGCCCGGGAAGGGCCTGTGGGCGCTCGAGTGGGACGACGGGACGGTGCGCCGCATCGTCGACGCCGGCACCATCTGGGGCCGCGATGTCGGAGCTGACGTCCTGACCCTCACCGGTGCCGGCCTGTTCACGATCTTCAACCGGCGCGCCCTGGTCCCCAACGTCGCCGCCGACCAGGTCGCGAAGGGTGCGCTGACGTGGTCCAACCGCGACCACGGGTCCATCATCCGCGCAATCGTCGCGCACGTCACCAGCCTCCCCGACGGTGACCTGCCCATCACGTTCGAGCCCACGCGGACGGGAACCCGAACCCGCACCTACCTCGGCCACGAGATGGCCTACGCAGGGCAACGCGTCACCGAGCTGACCGAGGCCGAGGAGGGGACGGAGTTCCTGCTCCTCCCCCGGTATGCGGCCGGGTCGACCACGAGCGTCGTGTGGGACCTCCTGACCGGCACCGAGGCGAAGCCTCAGTTGACGAACCTCACCCCGTGGCGGCTCAACGGAACCACCCCCGGGCAGAACGTGCTGCGTCAGCTGACGATCGACGAGTCCGCAGGCGAGGTGGCCACCACCGCGTGGGCAGTCGGCGCGAACGAGGAGAAGGCCAAGGTCATCCGGTCCGCCACCGACCCGTCCCTGACCTCTGGCGGGTGGCCGCGGCTCGACCTGGTCTCCACGAACGACTCGGCCAACGCCGGCGTCGTCCAGCGCCGCGCGAACAACTCCCTTGCCCGTAACCGTCGCCCGGCCCGGTCGGTCAATGCCGTCGTCT